GCCGGGGGGCCACCGGAGTCACGCATCCGTTGCTTGCCGAGGCGGCTACGCAATTTCAGGCGCAGGCGTTCAATGAGTTGTTGCCAGCCAGCGGTCCCGTGCGAACTGCTGTACTTGGATCAGAAACAAGGGAAAAAGAGCAGCAGGCCATCCGCGTAAAGCAGTTTATGAACTACTATATCACTAACGTGATGGAGGAATATACGCCTGAACTTGACCAGATGTTGTTCTTTTTGCCTCTGGCGGGGTCTACATTCAAAAAAGTTTACTATGATGAAACAAAAGGGCGGGCTGTAAGTAAGTTTGTACCGGCAGAACACCTAGTTGTCCCATATGAGACATCAGATTTAGAGACTTGTCCCAACATAACGCAGGTTATCCGCATGTCGTTGAACGATTTGCGTAAGAAACAGGTCTCTGGGTTCTATCTGGATATGGATGTTTTGCCCGCGCAGGGTGAGTCGGGGTCCGTTGAGGACGAAATACAGCGTATTGACGGTGTTACACCCACTCAGATCGACTATGACTGCACTATTTTGGAGTGTCATGTCGATTTGGACCTTGAGGGATACGAAGATGAGGATGATGACGGTGATTTTACCGGCATCAAGATACCATATGTTGTCACAATCAGTCAGGACAACGGGCAGATACTGTCAATTCGCCGAAATTATCGTGAAGATGACGAAGAAAAGCGTAAAATTCAGTATTTTGTGCATTATAAGTTCCTTCCGGGCTTTGGTTTTTACGGATTAGGGCTAATTCACACGATTGGCGGGCTGTCACGGACCGCCACAGCGGCACTGCGACAGTTGATCGACGCTGGTACGTTGTCCAACCTCCCAGCGGGCTTCAAAGCCCGCGGACTGCGGATCAGAGACGACGATGACCCGTTGCAGCCCGGTGAGTTTCGCGATGTGGATGCTCCCGGAGGGGCTATTCGTGACAGCCTGATGCCGCTGCCATTCAAGGGGCCTGATGCAACGCTGTTTAATCTGCTTGGGTTTGTGGTTCAGGCGGGTCAGCGCTTTGCGACGATTACAGATTTGAAGGTTGGAGACGGAAACCAGCAGGCTGCGGTGGGTACGACTATCGCGATGTTGGAGCAGGGATCTCGTGTGATGAGTGCGGTACATAAACGCCTGCACTACGCCATGCGGATTGAGTTCAAGATGCTGGCGCGGGTTATGTCAGAGAGCCTGCCGCAGGAGTATCCGTATACTGTAGAGGGTGCAGAGTCTGCGGTGATGGCAAGTGATTTTGATGACCGGATTGATGTAATTCCGGTATCTGATCCCAATATGTTTAGTCAGGCGCAGCGGATTGCATTAGCGCAAACTAAGCTGCAACTGGCGGGGGCGGCCCCAGAGCTTCATAACATGTACGAGGTTTACAAGGACATGTATGAGGCTCTGGGTGTAAAAGACACAGACAGGATAATGAAGCGTATTCCTGATGAGGAGCCGGAACCGAAGGACCCCGCGCAGGAAAACATAGACGCTTTGGACATGGTGCCGTTGCAGGCGTTTGAAGGTCAGGAGCACGAGGCGCACATCATGGCGCACTTGGTTTTTGGGTCTACACCTATGGTAGGCGGGATGCCTGCTATTGCGATGGCTTTGCAGAAGCACGTCATGGAGCATGTAAAGATTGCAGCGCGAGAACGTGCGGCGGTGCAGTTTATACAGCAAAGACAAGCTACGGGCGGTGCGGCTGCCACAGAAGAAGAGATGCTGGCCATTGAGGGCCTGACGGCGCAGTTTGTTGCCGAGGGTATGCAGATGGTCAAGCAGATGTCTCAACAGGTATCTGGTCAGGGTCCAGATCCGTTAGTTAAACTGAAGGAGCAGGAGCTACAGATTAGAGCACAGGCAGAACAGGCCGATGCTCAGAACGAAGCGGCTAAGCTCAATCTTGACGCGCAGAACCAGCAGATGCGGGCATCACAGTTCCAGCAGAAACTGGCCAGTCAGGAAAAACAGACCCAAGCACGTATTCAGTCTGCAATGGAGAGAGAACTACTAAAGAAACAATAGCTTGGGGGCTAAATGGAACCAATTAGTGCGGCGTTAGCAGGATTTGCCTTATTTAAAAGTGCGGTCGATGGCATCAAGAGTGCTATCGGAACCGCTAATGACGTGTCCGATATAGCGGGATATCTGGATAATCTGTTTGAGGGTGAAAAGCAGGTACAGCAGGAACGCAATAAAAAGTCGGGCATGGGCGTAGGAGATCAGTTTGGTATCAAGTCTGTAGCGCAAGAAATAATAAACGCCAAACTAGCTCAAGAACAGATGAGAGAGATTGCCAGTATGGTGGATCTTCGTTTTGGTCACGGGACGTGGAAGAGCATAGTTGACGAGCGGGCTAGACGTATTCAAGCTGCTAAAGAGGCTGAAGCTGCGGCTAGAAAAGCAAAGATACAGAAACAAAAGGATTTTGAGAATACAATGCAGCAGATCGTCATGGCTGGGGCGGTCATACTGATGTCTCTTCTGTTTTTTGTGATGATGTTTAAGGTGATGTTATGAGTCAGAAAAAGTTACAGGAAAAGTCTGTTTACGCTGAATACGACGAGGACGGTGACGGCATCGTCAGTGACGAAGAACTTAGTCACATAAAAGAGATAAAAAAGACGGAAACGGAGCTTCGTAAGAACGTGGCCCAGTTACGCATGGCCAGATATACCTTGATATTTATGGGATGTTATGCTGTGTTTCTAGCATCACCGTGGTGCTCTGCGGAAAAACTTGAGGGTCTAGGTGCAGTCACCGACCTTATATTTCTCAGTGGAGCGGGCATTGTCGGCGCTTATATGGGCACGACGGCGTGGATGTCGAAGAAATAACAGAGTGAGATTATGGAAAACATTATAATAGCGGCCATGTTGGCAGCGATGATACACGGCCATGTTACGAGCGGTGAAAAACAAGAATTTGTAAAAGATGATATAAACTGGGAGCTTGCTGGTAATTTTAGGACGGAGAGCACCCCCAATACCGTTCAATGGGTCATAATCACGGATTAGTGATGCCAAAACTAAGTGAGAACACAGAACTGGCAATGCCTATACGCAATCTGATTGCGTTGCTCATAGCTGCAACAGTCGGCACATGGGCTTATTTTGGTGTTATTGAAAGATTAAACACGATAGAGAATAAACTCATATTGCAGGAAACAGATCTTGCCATGAACACGGAGTTTCGTATCAAATGGCCACGAGGCGAGATGGGTAGTTTGCCAGCCGACTCAGAACAGTTTATGATGATTGAACATTTGGCTAGTGAATTAGAAAAGCTAGCAGAAAATATTGAAAGTGGTAATGCCCCACATGACCAGCAACAGAAGCTGGTTTTGGAGTTTTATGACAGGCGGTTGACAAAGATTGAGGACAACATAGAAAAGTTGACTAACAAATGATTGAGATGACTTTTGTATTGCTGTTGATGATAGGCGAAGAGCGGGTTGAGTATACGCCTTATAAGAATCTGTCAGAGTGTCTAAACATACGTCGTAAGATAAAACGAAACGTAGGGCACACTACGGATTTTGACAAAAAGTGGTCATGTAAACAACTCAAAGTCAGGCTTGAGGCTGGCGAGATTATGGAAATCTTGGAGGACGAATGATACAGGCACTTATTGGACCTATAGCTAATTTAGCCGGTTCCTTCATGGAGTCGAAGATAGAGCAGACGAAGGCTAAAGGCAAAGTTGCACAAGCAAAGGCCGAAGCTGAAGCTGAAGTTATGAAAGTCGCAGCCACTCACGAAGCTGGCTGGGAGAAGATAATGGCACAGTCCTCTGACAACAGTTGGAAGGACGAGGCGTGGACGATTTTGTTTATCGTCATAATCGCCATGTGCTTTATTCCGTTTACGCAACCGTATGTCGAAGAGGGTTTTGCGGCTCTTTCTCGTACACCAGAGTGGTTTCAGTGGGCGATGTATGCCTCAATCGGCGCAAGCTTCGGAATACGCGGAATAAAAGGATTTAAGAAATGAATAAGGATAAATTACGCGAAGAAATCGCTGAAGATGAAGGGTGCAAATACGAAATTTATTTGGATCATCTTGGTTTGCCAACCTGTGGCATAGGCCACCTAATTACTGAAAATGATGAGGAACACGGTAAACCTGTAGGCACAGTTGTTGAACAGGATCGTGTACAAAATCTTTTTGCTTTGGATATGGCCGTGACGATTGATGAGTGCAAAGTATTGTATTCAGACTTTGATGACTTGCCAGAAGAGGCACAGCATATTATCTGCAACATGATGTTTAACATGGGCAGACCCAGACTCAGCAAGTTCAAAGGCATGAAAGCTGGTGTGGATGCCAGAGACTGGAATGCCGCAGCAGATGAGATGGTTGACTCGCGATGGTACACACAGGTTCCTAATCGCGCACGGCGTCTGGTAGATCGTATGAGGGCTCTTGCAGAAACGGATTAGTGTGTTATAAGAACACCTGAGAGTTAATGCGGAGTTATCAGAGTGGATGAGGTTTATTTTGCGGAGGCTGTCTTCCGCATAGTTAAAGAAAGACGGCAAGCTATTTATGATTTGTTAATTTATGACAACGTAAGTAGCATGGAGCAATATCGTGAGCTCATGGGTAATTTAAAGGCCCTAGATCACGTGGAACAGGAACTCAAGAGCCTGCTAGATAAACAGGAGCGAAGTGATGATTGACTTAGAAGCTGCATCTGAAGGTGTGGCAAATCTATCAGAGGCTTACAAAGAGCCAAGCGATAGAGTCTTAGACCCCGAATCCATAGGGGGTTCTCTCTTAGAAAGAATGCCAGATCCAACAGGATGGCGTATTTTGGTCTTACCTTACAGGGGTAAGGGTAAAACCGATGGTGGCATTTATCTTCCTGACACAGTTGTTCAAGAGCAAACGGTATCTACACAGGTAGGTTACGTCCTAAAGGTGGGTTCGTTGGCTTACAAAGATACAGAAAAGTTTCCTACGGGAAGTTGGTGTGAGCAGGGAGACTGGGTGATGTTTGCGCGTTACTCAGGCTCACGCTTCAAAATAGACGGTGGGGAAGTTCGTATTTTGAACGATGACGAAATATTGGCGAAGATTAAAGAACCGGAAGATATCCTTCATTTCTAGGAGAAATAAATGGCAGAAGAAAAACAACAGATTGAATTAGATCTGGAAGATGAGCAAGATACGGAAGTTGAGGTTGAGGCAGCTAAAGATGAAGAGCCGCAAGTAGAGGCTGCAACAGAGGATCAGTTTGAAAAAGCTGAGAGTAACACTCAAAAACGTATTGATCGTTTGACTAAGAAAATGCGTGAAGCAGAGCGCCAGAAAGACGAGGCGCTTCGGTACGCACAAGGTGTTCAGGCAGAGGCCGCACAGCTTAAAGAACGCATGAACGCGATGGATACCAATTATGTTAATGAATATTC